TCTCGTTCTGTCGGAGAGTTTGCATCGTCTGGTTTGATAACATCATCAATAGCCATCAGTCCTGCAAAATCTTCTACTAAGGCCCCACAGCCTTTACCGGTCATCTTACCTGTAGTAGGTATGGCGTGTAGTACGCCAGCTGACATTGTTCCTAGTCTCTCAACCGATTTCTTATTGTTATCAATCACAACATCGGGAAAGACTTTCTGGAAGTCAGGGTCAGACATGATAGTACGGATGTAACCTGAGCACTCTGCGAGTACGTCTGAGTTAAAGCCGGTAAGTATCGTTTGAGCACAAGGGTTCTTGCACCAAGCATACAAAGGGGTACTTTCTTGGTCAATCAGCTTTTGAATAGCATGAAAGAGCACAACGTAGTAATCGACATGAAGTAATTTTGTACCTGTCATTATCTTGAAACAGAATTTACTAAACTCTTCAAAATCACCCATGAGGTAATCATGAAGGACTTCTGTCTCATGTTTGTCTAAGTTTGATATGTAGCTCATAGGTTCTCCTAAGAATCCAAGAAGCCAGCCAATAGTTCTTTGGCATCCTCCTTAGAAGCGATAATAACAGCTGCCTTAGCAGACATGTTCTGACCTTTGCCTTCAGCAATAAGTCGTGATATTTCTTTTGATACGTCAATAGCGGTCTTCGGGTCAACTGGGTAGTTATGTATCTTACCTTCATCGTCAGTATACTCACCACCGAATGCTCTGTCCTGTAACTCAGCCATCTTCAAGATACGTTCTGCTATGTGCAAACCTTTCTCTTGCATTTCTTCTGCAAGTAATTCAAGGTAACGTCTTCGTATGGCTGGTTCATCTTTGACTATCCTACGCAACGACATTGCATTGTGTGGAACTTGGTCAAAGCGAGAAGCCTTAGCAAGGTCTCCTCGTGTGACTTTCATAGCTTGTGCTATTAACTCGTGTTCGTGCGGTAGTTGAACAAGCTCAGTGCTCATTGTCTTCTACCAGCTCAGCAGCTCCAGGCTCGTTTGCTTGTAAGATAGCTAAGTCTTCCTCAGTAAGGCCGACAGCAACTAACTCATCAGTAGCAAAGTCCTCTTGCATCTTTTCTATATGGGCTGGGTCAGTCGGGTCGTAACCTAACTCCCTTGCCATATCGTTGTAATTGTCCATAAGGTTCTCCTTAGTACTTCTTAAGTACTTATTAAGTCTAAACAGGTTAGTAAGAAAAAGATTCTGGAAAGAATCCCCCAAACCCCCTTTTAGGCTTGCATCTATTTTCTCTCTCTTCTCATTAGTGGTCCATCTGTGTTGATTTTGAAGGATAACTTCCATGTTATCAAGCACTTACATGAAGAAATTCGTAAGACTTCGGAGGCTCTCTGGCTCCCAATCTCCAAGCTTAGGTTGGTCTGGCAAGACTACCTTGTACTTCTTCTCCCAGTAAATCTTCAAATCAAGCAGATACTCTCTTGAGTACAGTGTTATAAAGGCATCTATAATTTCCTTGTACAGACTGGCTCGAAAGTTAACATGGGTCGCAAAGGAATCATGTATGAATATCATCGGACTACCTAGCATCTTAAGCTTCTTCGCAACCATCCGTAGATGAGTAGCATCCAAGCTATGTATGATATTAGGAGCAATTGCACTTCTATGCTTCCTGCTATCCGACTTCTGCCCTGAGAAATCAAGGATACTTAGTTTGAAATTAACCTTGTTGCTCAGAGTAACCTTCAAAGCTTTCGGGTCGCCTTTGACCTTTCGTTGAACGCATTCAAAACCATCAGGTGTCGGCCATTCAATATCAACAAATCCCTCTTTTGAGATAATCGTCGCACTGTCTGAAACCCACTCCACAGCAGCCGTAAGAGGCCCAAGAGTCTCATTGAGGCGATTGTATAAATCACGGCCCAACTGTCCTGTAACAGCACGAGGGAAGCCCTCACGAGTAGGCTGATACGATTCGGTATCGACATCCCACTTGTCCTCAGTTCCATAGAGTTTATCCATGTGAGCCATAGAGGTCATCTGCGTAGCATTGTAAGCCCAAGTCATCACCGGTATCTTAGCTGCTTTTCTTGTAGCCAGGTATTTATGAGCCTCTTCCAGGGTCTCGCACCACTCAAGAGCAACTCTCTCGTATATGTCAAGACTGGATTCATCGGCATTCATTCCTAAGTGCCTAGTAATTGCGTTAGAACGTATGACTGCACTCCAATGTTGCAAGCCAGAGCATCGTCCGTCCAAAGGTATGAACGCTGGCAATGGTCTAGTAGGGTCATCGAGGTACTGAGCAATTAGGTTAGCCGTAGCCATATACGAATAAGGCTTATCAGCTAACTTCCATTCCTTCTCATGTAGTTCAGGATGCCTTGCATGTCCTGCCATCTTATCGAAGTGCCAGTCCTGTTCAGCATAGCCTGTAGCTGTCTCGAACAAAGCCATGAAGCCATCAGTAGTTAACCTTTCAGCATACACCGGTAACAGTAAAGCCTTCTCATGGTCAGCACCCTGTGGACTTACACCACAAGTAGTAGCACTGTACATCCGTCCACGCGAGTCTAAGAAGTACGGGAATCGAAATACCTTGTCCTTGAGTTGCTCAGCTGTGGCCAAAGTACGTGCATACATGCATCCATCAGTGATAGCATCTTTCTCTACAGGGTACTTCTTAAGTAGGTCCAGGGTATAGTCATTAATAACAAATCTTTCATCAGACATATCATTAACAACACGAGCAGCACGTAGGTTAGCTGGACTTCTCCGGCCACCACGTACAGCAATATACTTGGACATGTACTCTTCGCCAACAATGTTCGGCATAACAACTACAGTGTCTGGAGCTTCCTTCTCAGCAATCTTCAGATTCAATAGCTTCTTAGTTGGTACAACTATACGTTCATCAAAACCTCGGTTGAACTTAATGTACCCTTGCAACTCCATCTCACCCATGAACCGAAGAGCAACCAGAAATGGCTCATTAGATTCTAGCATGTTCTTTGCTATGTAAGGTACGACAGAATGCAAGGGTAGTTCAAAGAGGTTATGCAAACTAAACAGACAATGAGTATACGCTCGTTGCCACATCTCAGGTCGCATAGACCTCCACCGATAATCGGAAACATCAAGAGGTCTAGCAAAGCCTGAAGCATTCTTTGGGGCTGGTAACTCAATACCGCCCTCTAACTTAATCTTCGCCATCATATACCTCCAAGGGTATAAGTTAGTAATATACCCGAACGGGCATAATTGTAACAGTCTGTGTATTAATTGTAACAGTTTATCCCGTTCAGGAATATAATTATAGTAGATATGACCTTATAAGTACTCTATGGTTAGAATAATGGTACTACCAGCTGACAATCTCACCAGCTTTAGTATCGAAAGCTTCTTCGTCTTTGTCATCACGGAAGCGTAGGAACTTAACACAGTACCGGAACGAGCCAGTATCATATAATTCCTTGTATTGTACTTCCATCAACCGGCCAACGAACCGGCCAGGATTATCCCAGAGTTCCCGTCTTAGCTCCTCTGTGAACGCAGTAACCTTACCATAGTTTGTATCGAAACCACCAAGTTGACCTTTAGGTTCCTTGGCAGTGTTCAGCTGTTCAAACCAGCCAGTGATATAAACGTCAGCTGTGTACTCAGGCTTCACACGATACCACTTACCGTTAGCAGCACGAATGACAAGGCCTTCATAACCGAGGTCCAGTGCATCTTGTAAGTGCTTACGAATGACAGCAGGAGCTGGGTCACAGAAGACACCAATCTTAAGTCGTTTATCGACAGTATGCATCTTACCATCTTGGTCTGTGTAGTCCAGAGGATACACATCATCATAACCAATACAGTCTTCTTCAGGGTCATGTCGTTGCATGGGACTGTTGCTTGCAAAGAAGTCACCTTTGTATACTTCACAGTCACCGTATAATTTAATCTTGCCTTTAGCAAGTGTTGACAAAGCAATGTCCAAACCTGGAGGTACTTTGTCGTTCCTGGTTACGAGTTTGCCTTCACGATGAAGGATTCGTACACCATCAATTTTGTAGTTTAACTCACAAGCACCACGAAGCTTCTGCCCAGTGTATGTACTTGCACCAATAAAATCTTTACGTCTTGCCATAATAGTTTCTCCTACTTACAAGTAATTACTGGAGCACCTGGGGCAGTCCAGTTAAAGTTAGCAGCCTTGGAGTGTTTACTCTCTCTGCCATCTTGGTCAGTTAACGTAATAGTAACGTCAGCTGCATCTTTCGCTATCAACAGGTTCTGCTGTAGCATTGTGTTTGGTGTGTAGTACTCCTCGATAGGAGGTGAAGCCCAGTCATAGTACACACCATCAACGTAAAAGTTAATAGACGCATACTCATCCCAAGTCATCGGTTCTTCGACACCTTTACTGTTCATCTCTCTTAGGAAAGGCAAAGTATAATTCACCTCACCTTGATAGACGGTATCGTTGTCGGCATTCTCTGGATTGTAGCTCATGGCATTTACGCCAAAGCTCAATAGCATTAATAGTATAAACTTCATTAGATTCTCCATAATGATTTAGTTAGTTTAAGGTAGCTGCCGGTTTAACAGCTATCATTTCTTGTATTATCATACAAGCCCTACCCAGAGCCTGGCCACAGTTGTAGAGATATTCTCTCTCCTGTTCTGGGGCTAAGTCCTTGGGCATGTCTTCTACAATCTGATTGACAGTCTCGGTAGCAATTTCTGTTACCTCTGCCTGTGATATTTTAGTATCACTCACAGAAATCTGCCAATAGTCTTTCAAGAGATATGAACTCACAATCATAGTCACTGTAATCATAACGATTAGTGAAGTGCTTAAGATGTGTAAAGCCACGTATCTCTGTATTGTTAGCACCACGATAAGCTTCATCATGTATGTAGAACGAACCTGCACAGATACCAAAGTGTGGTTTCCCTTGCATGTTCTGTCTACGTTCAAACTGAAACTTCTGCTGATGTCCATGAACGAACGAGTGTGGAAACTTGTTCATCTTGTTCATGATAGAACCACCTACAGGTCGGCCCGATTCTGGATTAGGCATGAAGTGGTTGAAGCAGATGCTGTCGTACCAGTATGGTTCTAGGAACTCATGTACTGTCCAGCCAGCTCGCTCAATCATTTCATTAAGGTTTATGAAGCCACTCAACTCAGGGTGGGAATCAATGTACCGGTTAAGACGATTCTCATGGTTGCCCATAATAAAATGCATCTCAGGTTTGTACACCTTTTGCTTACACTTCCTAAGTGGAGCATTCTTCATGTCGATGTAGTCCTTAATAATATCTAATGCCTTAGCACCTGATATTAAATCATCCTTCAACCGACGACCTTCCTTTTCCAACGCAGATGAATAGTAACTTAGCGATTCAAAGTCCCAGTGGTCTCCTATGTGAACAATAACGTATCCAAATATATCTGGCTACTGCATGTATGTGTTCGAGAGGAGCACTTGGAGTTACTTGAGTATCAGCTATGACTACAATATCATTTGTCATCTTCATACTTTCTTTCTCCTAGCCCGTTTCTTAGGCTTTTGTTTACCCTTGGCCATATCAAATGTAGGGTGTATTAAGTTACTAGGATTCTGCTCATGCCATTCAAGGTAGTCAGCTAATCTTCGTAACCATGCCACTTTATTTGTCCAGACAGGGTGTATCTTCTTAGCCATGTAAACCATAGCCTTCAATACCTTGCCTTCATTTCTATTACAAGTACCACACAGTACAGAACGTAAACGTCCGGTAGTATGGCAGTGGTCTAGGGCAGACACACCAGCAGCAAGAGAGCCAGAACAAATCGGACACTTGTACTGCTGCTTGATAGACTTCTCTCCACGAATGATAGCAATCTCTTTCTGAGCTATTTGCCTATCCATGTAAGAACAACCCTGTACCTAAGTCAAACCATGCATCACGGTCATCATAAGTCCACATCTTAATGTGTTCACCTTTCTGCTCACGTACCATCCACAGTAACTGGGCCTGAACTTCGATGAAGTGCTTCCAGTATTTACCATGTAGTTTCTGGTACTCTGCATATACTGCATTACGTACTGGCTCGATGTTGTTAACATCAGTCATTGCAGCCTTCAGAATAATCTGGCAAGCTGCCTTATGACCTATACCTTTCCGCTTAGTACCCATCTTGGTCTTCGGTGCCGGTAAGCGTTCACCACAGCCAACAATCCAATCAGTGCCATCACCAATCAGTAACTGGTAATAGAAACCAATCATACCGTCGAAGTAAGCTTTCTTGCCAAGGTCTTTAAGTGTTCCATACTCAGTGACTGTCACAACCTGTCGAGTTGCATCATCAAGATGCTTGCCTGGGATTTGTCGTAAGTCCTTATCCAGACTCCACAGCACAGAATCTTCTGTCATGTGTATACCCAGTAAGTCATCAGCCTCCATCTTAGGATGAAAGTTGCTCTCCAGGTTATCGACAGCCCAACGCTTGGCCCAGGCTAGATTAACAGGACGTTCAGTATCTGACCGGTTGGCTTTATAGTCAGCAACCAAGTCATCACGAAAGTTTGTCTTTGTCGTTAAGAAGCATTGATAAGCATCTGCATTAGCATCCACCACAAGCTTGTTAATGAAACCAGTAATAGTTCTGGCAATCATAGACCGGTCATGGTCAGAGTCCTCGTTGAATATACAACAGGGCTTGTAGACAGCTATATCACCATCAACATTAAGAGTAGTCCCAGAGCCAAAGACATCAGATGAGTTAGTAAAGTAGTTATCATCAAATTCTTCCATATAGTTATCTCCAAACTAAGAAGCCCATCCCAAGATTAGGACAGGCTTCTGTTCACGTTTTAGCCTTGTTCACGATTTATGAACAGAGCTATTTTGTGTACAACTTAGAATTGTGGGTCTTCAAACTGGTCGCCACCATCGTCATCAAAGCTTGGTTCACCAGCATCAGCTTCTGGAGCTTCGCCTTCAACATCTTCGATACCGAATGCATCTTCATTACGTACTCAACTAAGTTTGTTACACAAACCGCTGTTGGATACAAGTAAAGGCCATGAGCGTTCTCTACAGGATTGAATTGCAAATGACCTGTCGTACCGTTGCCGATAGAAGTTTCTTTTGTAATTACATTTCCATTATTGTCAAAGTAAGCAACACCATCATTAGTCTTGGTACGTTTGATACCTAGCAGACCAACAGGACGAGACTCTTTACGGTTGCCTTTCGGTCCGTACATACAGCCTTGTGTGAACTTAATCAAAACCATGTCTTCATCAGGCTCATCAATCTCAAACTTCTCAACACACTCGTCAGGAGTAAATTCCTTCACGTTAGGGAAGTTCTTGGCACCTTTGAATTGCTTCTTCATTGCTTTGAAGTAAGACTCAGTTACCAGAATCTTAATCTCATAACCATGAAACTCCAGAGGATTGTCAGACATTGCTGGCTTGTTATCCTTGTTCAGTTGCTTCTGTGCATGAGTACAAGATGAGTAGACAAAGATTACGTCCTTTGCAGTCTTGAGGTTGCTTTCTTTCTTTTTGGCTTCAGCCATGATAGTTCTCTCCGTTATTATAGGATTAATTAATAGGATGGCAGTACGATGCCAGCGGAATATTTATGCTTTCAACAGCCTCTAGTCATTAGTTATGGGTTAGATAAGAGCTTCGCCTGATGGTTTGGATTCACTCACGCATATTGAGTGTATGGTTACTTCATCACACCAACCCTGCCCCTTTTAAGTACTAGGTCATGCACTTGTCGGGTAAGTTCCTAACCTTCACATGCAATGCACTCACCTTTCGATGCTTGCACTCCAGCTTTGGTTCTCATGTAATACAGTCCCTTAATGTTAGGGTCAAGGAAGGCCATCTTATGTACTTGCGCGATGTGCTCTTCACTTTCATCTGCATCAAAGAATAGGTTCAATGACTGCGACTGACAAACGTGTTGTTGTCGTTGTGAGGCTAACCGAATAATAACCTCTTGGTCTATTTCGTAGGCTGTCTTGAACACAAGCTTCTCATCGTCAGATAACCAATCAAGGTGCTGAACTGAGCCTTCTGTTTCAATCAAATCATCTACTAAATCGTCATTGAACTTGTTACGGTCTTTAGCTATCTTTAAGAATACAGGATTAACTCTGTAAATCTCACCAGCAGCAGTTGGCTGGTTGTATAGGTTAGCAACGACAGGTTCGATACCCTGTGACACACCACCGCATATTAGTGCAGAACTGGAGTTAGGAGCTATTGCCAATAAGTGAGTGTTACGTCTACCTTCGCACCGAGGTACTTCAGCAGTGTCAGGGAAGTTCTCAAACATCCACTGACTAGCAGCTAATGCTTCTTCCTTGATGTACTTAAACATATTGGCATTAATAAATTGAGCCTGTAAAGACTCGAACGGAATCATTTCCTGTTGCAAGTAAGTATGGAAACCAAGCACACCTAAGCCTAAAGCTCGATGCCTTTCAGTAAACAGTACAGACTTCTCAAAGCCTGGCTTGCCTCTGGCAAGTTCCATGAACTCCGCAGCAACACAATCGAGGAACACAGTAGCATCACGTACAGCTGATGTGTTCTCCCACTCAGGGAATTTCGCAGCATTCATAGAGCTGAGTACGCAAGTGAAAGTTTCCAATTCACTACTGGTAAGAGTAATCTCAATACACAAGTTCGATGCATGTACTCGATAGTCCCAAGCTTTGTAACAGTCAGGATTGTGACGGTTCACATCATCCACGAAGAAGAAGTAACCTTTACCGGTCACTGCTTTAACCTTCATAGCTTTCTGGAATGTAAGGATAGCATCCTTCTCATTATTCTCCAGACGTTGAATGAACTCATCATTAACTACCCAGCCTATGTTAAGGTCATCGGGGTAGTGCATTAAATAATCAGCAACTTCAAAGAAGTCACCGTGGTCGATTGGTAAGTACCCTGCCCAGGCTCCACGCCTTGCAGTGCCTTGAGCAACCTTACGCATGTCATCGACAAACGAAGTGATTACATCAACAACACCACTAGCAGTGCCACCTGCGGATATAGGAGTGCCGCGAGGCCGAACATTGCCAAGATAGCTGCTCGTGCCAAACCCACGCTGTGTAAGCAGAGCCACCTCGCGGTAAGCTGTATAAAAGCCATTGATTGAATCCTCAACGAGTTGGCCAGAACAGCTTACTGGCATACCCTTGTTTGTTCCCATGTTTGATAACACAGGTGTTGAAAGAGCTAACCAGCCCTTCCACATAAGCTGAAAGAATACTTCTTCATAGTCTTCCTGCATATGTGCTGGTAAATGTCCAGCAGCAGTCTTAGCAATACGCTCGTATGTATCCCTAAGAGCTACTGCATCGTGTAAATATTTATCTTTAAACAACTGCCAGCCACCGGTAGTGAACCACATAGGTATCTCACCTTCGGCCTGGAGTTGTTTGCGCTCAATAGAGAGCTGTTCATATATTGTCATTGACATGTTTGTTAAGCTCCCTTATAGTATTTGCCAAGTTATGTATACACTCAGCTAAGGTTTGAAAGTATGGCTGTAACATTATTTTAAATATGGCAGCGTCCTTAGTTCCTTTAGATGCAATCACATCTGCTATGTCTTGTTTAAGGTTTATCATCAGAAGCCCTCCATAGGAACTTGCTTTCATCCCAGTCGCGGTTATAAGAGTTACCGATACCGGTAAAGAAGTCATGGAATTGCACCATGTTAATATCTTTATAGAACCAGTCAGCTATTGGATTGTCACCTACTTTATCTACAAGTGGTCCAATATTTAATTGCGATAAGCATACGTTAATGCGAGACTCAATGAAGGTCTGCATTGCATCAAGTGTTATTCCTTCCATAGGACCGAGTTCAAATATCATCTCAGCAATACGAAGTTCGTGTTCCAGTATCTGGGCAGCAGTCTCCTTGATTCTTATTTCAAGAACTCTTATATCAGTATCTGATAGTAAACCAGCTGCTTTCTTCTCAGACATAAGCTGACCGAACAGCCAGGCCCCACCTTTACAGTGAAGGTCTTCATCACGTACTGAGAAGTTAATACCACGTACTACATTGAGTAGCTTGTTCTTACCACGAGCCTGGAAGTGTTTTAGAAACGCAAACGCTGAATAAAGTACAGCACCCTCCACCATACTGAAACCAGCCAGTGATAGTAAATCATCCTCATCACAAATGAGAGACTCGACATATTCCATGCGCTCCTTCAGTATAGGGTCTTTAACATAGCTCAGGTAGAACTCGTCAGTGTTGAGGTGCAGTGCCTCATTAATCTTGTTGTAGAAAGGTGCATGTACGTTCAGCTCAAAGAAGCCAAACACAGCAGCCATACGTTCAATGTCCGGTCTAGGGAACATACGCATAACTCGACCTAACCAGTAGTCACGACCTGCAAACAGTTCATATAATGTGAACAATCGTAACGTAGTTGTAACACCATGAGATTCAGATAAGGACATGTTAACACGAATGTCTTGGATGTCCTTGTCTACGTTAATCTCATCGTCTGTCCAGAAGATGCTAGTCTGAAGTTTAGCTAACTCGATTGCTTTATCGTAATCATAAGTATAGCTAAGCTTCTTTGTCTGCATCTGTACTTTATCAGTCACTCGGCACCAAACGGGTCATCACCAGCTGACATAAGCTCACGTATGAATAGTAAGTTAGTTACAGCGTGGTCAATGTGAGGTAGACCGGAGTCCTCATCATGTGTTTCACCATTATGCATTTGGTACATGTGACGGTAGAAGGCATCAAGGTATCGCTCTGCCTTTACTTTCTTCCAAGAGTGCGCCTCATACTTCACAGCACCAAAGGTTAGTACCTCAGCAGCACCCATCAAAGCATTAGGCACACCATTGTATAACAGGCTGGTAAGTATTTTGCCTGAGTCATTCTTTAGACCATCAGTAACTACTTCAGTCATGTCTTTGCTCCGATAGCTTTCTCAATCTTGATAGACAGCTCAGCACCAAACAAGGAACCGGCTACCGTACCTATGATGTAAGGTATAGCCATTATGTAGTTGCCATTGATTATTAACTCTGTACCTAAAAGGCCAAAGGTAAGTAACCATAGTCCATTCGAGAATACCGAACAGATAGCATGGTAGGTCTTGTTGTCACGGTTGCGTGAACGACTCACCATTGTAAAGGATGTGTTCTGGGCAAAGGCTGTAGCTAGTATAGCTATTCCCAGAGATATTGTTTCTAACATTTCTTGTGCTCCCTATAAGGTGTGCATATATTTATTGCGTCCCAGTCACACCGCATACCGTTTGAATCACAGCAAGCAGTGCATGGTAGGACATTTTCCCAACCACACTCAGGACAGTTGGTAGTTCCATCTCCGTCTACCATTATCTCACAAGCACAGCCAGGACAACATTCAATCAGTTCAGTACCTGCCTTGAAGTTAAAGTTCCATTCAGCCATTAGTGTATCTCCGCATAGGATTGTCCGAAGTCTACATCTACGTCCAGCTCACGATTCATTTTAAGTTCCTCGTTAACTTTCTGTACAGCATCCTTCAGTATTTTAGTCATAGCTTCTCGGTTGCCCTTCTTAAGTTCCCAAACACCTTCATCATGGAACTGTGCAGTTAACTGCTTACGAGTTTCCAATACATGATAGAGCCATCTGTCGAAACAGTAAGTTCCTGTTGACTGGTTCAATGTACTGAACCGGTCCTTCTCAGCTTTTAGATATACCCATAGCCCTGCGACAGGATTCCAAAGCCACTTAAGTCCACGCGATTGCTTGACAATACATGCGTCAGCAATAGCCACCAAGCTCCAATTTCTAACCCAATAAGCTTCATAGAGTTTCTCTCCAAGAGCCTCTGGTACTCCAGCAGACCTAGCGATAGTTGGTCCTTTAGCACCATAGGTAGCAGCGTAGTTAGTACTCTTACCCGGATGTCGTTTGTTATCAGCGATGTCTTTATGTTTTGCATAGTCAGCATCAGTTGCATTCTCCTTATCATAAGATTTATAGAAGTCAATCTCAGCCTGTGTCACCAAGGCAGCAGCTAGTGCCATATCAAGGTGAGGGTCAAAGCCTGGCTTCTGCATCTCTTTAACATACTCAGGGTCATACGGCCACATGTAGTGTTGCTTGGTACGGTCTTCAAGAGAAGCCATATCAGAACCACACAGTTCAGTGTCAGGGTTACGTGCAATCAATAGACCACGTATCTCTTTACCATACTTCTTACGTACTGATGGGAGGTTAACACATACCTTATGCTTAAAGCGTAGAGTATTTGTCAAGCCTTGTACTAGTGCCTGTACGTAACCGAACTCATCCATGTTCTTAAGGAAGCCTTCGACTACACCTAGGCGATGTTTGACGATAGACATCTCACGCAGATACTCCAGTGCTGGCTCTTGAGGTATCAACCTCACGATAGAATCACACAGCTCTTCAGTTTCCTGATTCTTAATCTGTGGGATAACTCGCATCTTGTTAGTTTCTTTATCACGCACATACTTGAACGACTCAGGAACCCAACCCATAGTAACTAGCCAGGCCTTCAACTGTGTCGATGAGCCAGCATTAGGAGCCTTGTCACCGTCTTGGTAAGGATGCTCTTCAGTACTGTCAAAGTCAACGCCATGAATCTTACAGAAGGCTCCCCACTTAACACCTAGAGCAGACATCTCACCACTACCTTTGAAAGGTTTCTTGGGTCTAGACTTCTTCTTCATGATAGGTACACGAGGCATACGAGCTTCGAGTGCAGTACGAGCTTCACCATGCTTCTTGGCAAATACAGTTACCAATTCTTCCGTTTTTGGAACGTCTAGTTTCCATCTGGACTCTTGTTGCAGTGCTGCACACTTGGCTTTAAAGTTCAAGTGACGTACTGCTCTCCAGCAAGCTTTCTCATCTCCATATAGTAACATGAGATGCTTCCACATCTGTCGCCATAAGGCAACCTGAATACGTACATCCTCTTCACAACGATGTGTATACTCTTCCAGAGTGAGGTCTTCCCAGTTATCAATCTTAGGCTTAAGGATACCTAGTGTTTCCCCATGAGGGTCAAGACCATGCTTAACCATCTTAGGATACAAGTACCAGCTAAGAATTAGTGTGTCGATTATCTCGGCATTAACTACGAAGGGTCTGTCCATGCCTTCACTGAAAATCATCTCCGCAGCTGGCCCATCATAGCCAAGGCCATTGTGCATGATAAGAATGTTGTCAGGGTCACTAAACATATCCTGAATATCATTGTACTCAGTGAGAGTAAAGGAGCGAACAACTTTTAAGTTCTCATCAAGCTCGGTATTACTCATGCACCAGATTTTGGTTATGGTATCTAGTAACCCATCAGCTTCAATATCAGCTCCGTAAACTCTCTTCATTAGTTTCTCCTAAATATCTTTGACTACCATGTACATATCTTTGATAGTGTTGTATAAGAAAGGTAAGTGCCAGTCAACATACACATCAGCTATTACTACACTGCTATTTATATTGTCTTCATAAAAGTCGTTCATCAGGTCTTCATTAGACATGTCAACTCTGTCACTTACAAATTCATCAATGATAACTGTAAGGAGTTTGTCATTCCTCTCCAGCATCTTCTGTGTTACGCTCATCAGGTATCTCCTGTGGTAGTAAATCAGGCTCGTGCCCTTCCTGGGCAGCTTCTTCTAGCCAACTCATTGTTAATCTTCCTGCCAAGCCCATTTACCTTTCGGTAGCTTGATTGTATGTTTTGAGTAACTACGCATAGCATGATAGTATACAATGACACCTTCATGAATTACATCCGTAGCCTTGTCCATCTCTTGCAGCATATCTGATATTGTGTCAGGCAATATTAATCCCTGGAACAGTATAGGTACAACCTTGCAACAAGATGGCAAGTTAGGGTTCTCTGCATTCCACCGGAAGGTGTTAAACAGGAACAGTTGTTTCTCTGGTAAGTTAAGTTCATTACTCTGGATACCAAGGCCAGCCCACTCGCCATAGTGATAGCCATCACCAAGTGTTTCCAGCTCATCGTTGTTACGTTGTACCCAACCTGCGAAACCATAATTGTCATCTTCAGGTGTAATGAAACGCTTACGAGATTGGACACCTACTATCTTGCCATCTTCAATGATGATACAAGAGTTAGTGCCGTTAATCTTTTCAGTAATAGTTACGTTGAAAGGACTATCTCGATAAATCTTAGGCCAAGCCTTAAACTCTACATTACTCATTTTAATTTAAACTCCTCGTAAGCTGCATTTAGAATTTTCCACTTAACCTCAGCAGTGCTGTAGTTAACTCCAGGTTTCTTCTTTATGTACGCAGTTACAAAATCGTCGCATGGGTGTTCATTGAAAATAGTATCCAAGAACATTTTGACGTACCCTTTGTACATCGGTGTTGCTATAGGTCTCATTTGTATTTCTTATCCTTCATAGGGTTCTCCAGTTCACCTTCCCAAGCGTACTCAGTAAGCTGTCCAGTCTCTGCATTGTAATGTGTTCTAACATCACCCTCGTTGCCATGCCTTCTGTCTTTAATAATGCTAAGAATAGAATTATCTTTAGACATACCGGCACTAGCATCAGCATGTTTGTTTCTTCGGAAGGCCATTATAGTAGGGAAGCTTCGCATGATTCCCCTGGAACCTGTTAGCTGACTTACATATACTGGTGCGCCCTCTTCATGACTATGACCAGACTGAGATGGATTGAGATGGCTGTAAACCATAATGTGCATATCCAACTGTGTAGCCAGGCCTTCAATTTCTGAAGCATACTTGTTAATGAATGTGTTCTGCTCACTTGGAGGTAGATGGTCTACCAGCCGAGTCATGTTATCAATGTAAGCAAACCTACAACCGTACTCCAAATTATTAAATCGAATGGCAGATAAAATCTCATCCATATCAAATCGTAAAGCTTGGTCTTCATCAGACTCCCACAAGAACAATTTATCTTGTAAGGATATAGCAGTCTCCCTGAACTGGTCAGGGTCATAAACTGCATGAGGATTATTGTAGTTGATACTATCAATCTTTGAACATACATTCTTAACAGTGGTAGGGTTCTGCTCTTCTAACAATACAGCAAAGCATGGTTGCTTATGTACGTGCATATTGTGAGCCATGAAAGCATGAGCTGTCACAGTCTTACCTGTACCAACACCAGCACCCAAAGCTACTGCATCAGAGAACTTCTGCCCATAGGTCATCTTAGTGAACTCTTCAAATGGGTATGAGAGGCCGAACGTGACCTTCTCCAGAGCTTTCTCCATAACTGCTGATACACGTACCACACCCTCGATAGGTGGCTTGTGAGCCTCCCACTGGGCCATACGAGCCATTGCCATGATGCTCTCTTTGCCTTTACGTACAGCATCGTTGGCATCCTTGCAACCTTGAGGCTTATCAGCCCTAAGAATGTTAGGCATAAGAGCCTGTGCAGTTTTCTCAGCCTGGAGTCCGACAGTATCATTGTCCAGTACAAGCACTATCTCACTGAACCGGTTCTTGATACGCTTACGTATCTTCTTCAGGTTATGCGAGATACTACCACCACCTTGTGACAGGCTGATGACAGGATACATTTTCTTACCGTACTTGGAGTTCTTATTAGCCTCGAATAGGCAGTAGTCTAATGCAATAGCATCATACTCTCCCTCGGTAATATACAGACGCTTGCCACCAATCTTCATAGCTCTTTCAAAGCCGAATGGGTCAGAGCCTTTAGTAGCACCCAGACTCCAGAAGTCTTTCTTCTTGAGTGGTATGCATTTCCAGCCAGCTAGTTTGCCCTCATCAGAGTAAGGGAAGGCTGTAGCATATGGCGTGATGCCATCATACTCAGATACAAGTAAGCGTACTCCCCAGCTGTTAAAGAATGTGCCTGGAATACCTCTATGGTTCTTGTTCGGACCCATGCCCTTGAAGATAGCTGCCTTCTGAGTATCTTTAATCTCAGCCTGAATCTCTTCAGGTGTCTTAATTTTAACCTTTGGTGCCTCACCTTTCTTATAAGGATTGCCCTTTGGTTCCCAACATGAGCCGAAGCAGAAGCTTGAGTAGTTCTCAGGACCTTCATTATAAAAGGTCTGTAAACAGTCACTGCCTCCACAGTCGGGACATGCTATTTTCTCTACACAAGCCATTAGCTTCTCCTGTTAAGTAATTTTCTATTTAGTACATCAAATGCGTGTAGACATGCAATGACCTCTGCTTGATTAAACAGGAAGTCCCACATGCCCAGCTTCTCGATAGCAGCTGCTAGGGAGTCGTAATCTTTAGCAATACCTGATGCACCCAACTGTATTAAGATACCTCGTAGGTGCCTATTAATTTGTTGGTCAGTTACTGTTATTGTATCAGCTCCCATAATATTTATCTCCGGTAGTGACTACCACCAAACAAGCGTACACCTATCCACATTAAAGAGGCAACTACTAAGCCACGCCTTCTACGTACACAGGTAAACAAATCATTGTCAGCTTGTAACCTACTTTTAGTACTGTAGTGTGTGCTGTATTGTACATCATGGATGTAACAGCAGTATGCGTACCTCTTGCCCAGTAACTTATCTGGGAAGTTACTACAGTAGTCCTGGAACTTCTTAAACTTTGGTGGTATTAGATTCATCATTGAAACTGTCCTCAATCATTTGTAGTAGCACTTTTACCATAGTATTCTGGTGCACAGTCAAAGCTGTCATTGATGCAAAGCTACGTTCACTTAAACTAGAAGACTTGAGTAGCATCTCAGCGTAATCTCTAGACTCTTGCATAGTGTCACGGTTGGCGAACATACCACATTCAAACTGGTTCACCATGTTAATAATTTCTTCTTTGGTCATGATAATGCTCCTACAATTTTGTCAGATATATTGTCACGTTCTCTTTCACTAAGCACAATTATCTCACGAGGCTTAGCGGTTGTTAACATGACAGCGTTTTGTTTCTTGCCCTGGAACTCAGGACGACTGGAGCCAGTACGTACTTCATAGCCCAAGGTGGGGAAATGCTTATATACTAGCTCACGTTCTTCAGCAACTGATACATGTGTCTTTAAGTCAGACAAACATACATCAATAACCATATACACATCGTTAAGCAACAGTGCTTTATAACCTTGTGCATATAAATCTTCGGACAGTAAGGACACAATAGCGTCACCCATGCTCTCACCAGATTCTTTCAAGTAATTAAATATCTCTGGCTTAGTCTCGAACTTGGCTTTCACGGCAAACTCAAAAACCCTGTCTAACTCTTGACAAGCAGCAATGATATGTTTCGATTGCAGTTTCTTATCTGAGTCATCAGGGTTCATGAGTGTAGCTCTTATAATCCTTACCACTTCTACCAGCGTATGGGTAATCCATTGGTAGTCCTGCTTCCTGCCTGTGGTGGACGCATAGTAAACTATTACGTTCTCTTTGGCCAGGTAAGCAGCACCACGTTTGGATAACCATTCGCTTGCTAAGTCGATGGGGTTCATGATAGGTACGCACCATACACATGCTTAAGGTCTCCATACTCCATGACCTCTGCATGTCGCTTAGCACGTTCCGGTGTCTGCTCTCTCCAGCGACTGTCTATCATTTCTGAAGCAGCACCTCGGAAGTCTCCATTAGCAATGTCTTTCCACATTTGATGGAAGCCAGCAACACCAGCTATGCCCATTTGGTACACCATAGATTCTATAATTACCTGCCTGTCATTACTTAGTTCATCATAAGCAATAAGAAAACTAGACTGACCAATATCACCAAACAGTTTGCGTAGGTCTGTGGTAAGAAGATGTTCAGCATCCCCTTGAGAAATCCACATATCAGAATAGTTATCAAGAGGCTCGTCTTTAATACTTGAGAGCCTATGACCAATGCCATAAGTAACGTACCCTTCAGAACAGTGATAGGGTGAACCGCGATAGCTTTCTTCCCAATCGAGTAACTTCTCGATAGTAACTTTCGTATCATCTTTAGGTGCCTCGTAATGTGACATAGCGTGTGGGTCAAATGCATCACCACCATTAAACATAGGTTCAACACCAGCAGATACATCACTCATAATATGGGTAACACCGGTTGGCTTCACAGCAGTTACGGTCTTACCCTTACCTACTTTCCCAGATAAGCCTTCGCTATTGACTGGATGATAGGTGAGACCAGTTTACGGTAGCCCCATACACTTATCAGCATCATGCCAAGTGCGTACTGATACCATTCAGGCATACCAGCTAGTACTTCAAAGCCATCTTCAATGTGGTCTACCATGCCTGGAAAGAATGCAAGTATGGCTGGAGCCAGGAATACGAAGAACGATACATCGTCCATCCAACCGGCAGCAGCTCGTGCACCTTCATCCATCTTCATGTCATGGGTCACACCAGCCTTAGCAGATTCTATTCTGGCTGTTAGTTTAATCTTGTTAAGCTCGTCCTTACGCTCACCGACAGCAGCTTTAATTTTCTGACCATCTCGGAAGTAGCCACCGACAGCGGTGATAGCATCTCCGATGATACTTAATGGGTTAAGAGTCATATCTGTTCTCCAGTGGACACTCATCGAGGTCCTTTGTTTTGTTATCAGGGTGACTGCACTCACCATCTATGAGGTAGTCTTCTATTTCTTCATGCCATACTGGTTTAACCAGTAGGCGACAGTCTTTGCAGTTCATTAGTGCTCACCTAGAACAATTGAATCAATCTGGTCAGCTGACCAGTTACTATTCTCTTCTAGGAATGCTTCTTTAGCTGACTCTTCAGGCTGCCATGCTCTGGGAGACCAACCACAAGTACCTAGTTGTCCTTCTGGTTTGACACCTTTGGCACCACTACGAAAGTTAATTACTTCTAAGTTAGTTTTCATCGGTACTCTTCCGGTATAACTGGTGACATGTCATCTGGATTGTTTTCACAATACGTAGCATACTTTATTCTGCCAGTTAAGATACACAGTAGTCCAGCTACATAACAATCAGTAGCATCCATAGGTACTTGCACAGTTAAGCTTCCAGTAGAACCATCCAGGCTCCAGCCAGCTGTCATGTCATAGTATATTGTTATGAACTCTTCTGAGACTGGCTCTTCTGATTTAATATAGTACTGACCAGAACGGTAGTCCCAAGCATAGCCATCTGCTAAGTGAGCTATACCTTCAGGGAAGGGCTTCTCAATAGTGTATGGTATGCAGTGCTTAATATGTATCTCACAATCTTTAGCTGATAGTATCATTAGTGCAAAGCTCCTTTAAGTCGTATGTTCTTAAGTAGAAATACTTGCTTACCAGCAGCTCTCATAATATCTACTCGTTGATTAACTCTGGCCATGTTACCATAGTGAATAGGTAATGACCTGTCCAGTATTACTACGTTATCACCAGTACATGTTTGGCCTATAAAGTATATGTAAACTGTATGAGCATTCCTATCCTTGTCAATAAGGCTTGTCATCTCGCTAGTCATCATAGTCTTTCGCAACCTTTAATATGGTGAATGATTTCTTGTAAGTGTCTGGGTGGTAGTAGCTGTACCCATATTGGTTCTTATTAAGCAAACACAAAAGCTCAGCCTTGTCCATAATGTGCATGGAATCTTTGGACTGAGCTTCTGAGAATGTTGCTTGGAATGTAGCACCATTAGAATGCCAGTATCCACGTACTTGATATGTTTTCATAAGTTACCTGCATTGTTTAATGTCACCAATATTGACTTGTCCTTTCAGGTGATATACCAAGGCAATAGCATCGGCTTTATCTTTCGCACTAACTAATATTGTTGGGTGACAAAACCCTTTAGAACCTTTGAAACATGGTAACGCTATTAAATATTTGTTCATAAGTTAATCCTATTATATTTGAGGATGGCTGATAGGTGTAGGTAGTATCTACAAAGTCCAACTGCTGCACAACTTCCGACCCGCACAGGGACGATTCAAACAGTAACAACATAACGCAGAGCGCGAACATAGCAGTAAGGCCTATACTATGCTTACACTAGGGATGTTGTTAAACCGTGAAGAGCGTATGGTTTAGGGTGAGACAGAGGTGAGAGAATTTAATCAGGTCTACCCATCCTCAAATATAATAAGACTAATAAAGAAGGGCTAACACAATGGTCAGCCCTTCCTAATTGCTTACTTAAGTTCTACTTAGAATACAGGACCGTCAGCAGCAGCTTCAGTAGCTTCAGTAGCTTCTGCAACAGGTGCATCAACTACAGCATCAGCGTCATAAGATTCGATGAAAGCCAGGAAGTCAACGATTACATTGATTTTGCCTTTAGCGTTCTTTTCAATCAGGCCTTTATGGTCTGTGTAAGCAGTAGCTTTCGCTAAGTAACCGGCAGCGTTTGCATCTGCATCGTATGCAGTTTGTGCTTCAGCTTCAGTTGCGAACATTTCTACGTTGCCATTGATTTCAACAGCGAATTGGCCGAATACGGCTTGTACATTACTCATAGGTTCTCTCCAGAGATAGTGAGTTAAGGGTTTGTATATTACTGTTACCACAGGAGCCAGCCAAGCTTGCTCAGTCGTCATAAGGTGGAAGGTAGCCTGGACCACGCTATACGGCATCGGTCGGCCTCCGTAAGCTAATCACTACCTTCCATAATTAGTTGGGAGCTTTCCACTCCACTTGCTGGTTTGGTTACACTGCTATAGTGGTTCCACAGACTACACTGTTACTGACCAGCACTTACGAGCAATTGTCTTGTCGTGTCGAGGTCTTCACAGGTGCCTACTACTGACTCATCACCGAAACCGTATACCAGCACACGCAAAAGAGAGGGCATGGATTGGGTAAGTTTTACTCGGACTATTTTGGACTTCATAGGACTATACGTTAACAACTCTTGCTCGTCTCAATATTACCGGAGGGTTTAAGCAAGTTTATTGACCGGAGGAGACTCAGATTCTTAACGTATTGGTACGAGTCATGACAGGCCTTTGATGACTAACTATCATGTTCACTAAGCAGTCAAATGCTATGGTCATCAGGTCCTCCTCGTACTAAACTACCTTGTACTTTGTGTTATCCTTTACAGCTGTTAAGGGTGCTACCCTATTTATTAAAGCTTCCTTGCACTCAATACAAACTATCAATAGACGGTATTTATATCGAGCATTTCCTTGTGCCTTATCTGGTTGGAACCATCTTTGCACAACCACATTAGTATTGCTTCATAGGCATGTAAGCCTCCACAAATTAACGTCACGGTCTGGTCTTACCGGCTGGTTGATGGCTTGGTCTCCACTTTAGTAGTGACTCAGGACCCATCCTTCACAGCTTTGGCTTTAATGCAGGAGCTAACCCTGCTTCATCATGTCGAGCCAACAACACTATCTAACCAGCTAAGTCAGATTGTTACTTCTTACCGAGGAACGCATTTACGTTCGACAGAATTGCTTGAGCTTCTTCCATCTCGTTTTGAGATACATTAAGCTTAACTTTAACCTTAACAATTTCTTTATTAAGGTCACGCTGCACTGTTGCTTCCTGGCTAATAACTTGAGTCAGGTCACTACGCAGTGAACGGAATTTCTTTGTAGCTTTCTTTACAGATTTCTTGAAAAACATATTATGCTCCAACAGGTGTGTGAATGTTAACGTGCATGTCACGAGTACGGTTGTGGTATATGTTCTTCAGAACTTTGTATACCATGCGAGTACCTGCACCCATCATTGTAGTACTGGTACGCCAAGTGACTCGGTTAAAGGTTTCGTTACCTTCATCATCAAGTACTGGGTTACCTCTAGCGTCAATAATGGCACTTGTGTTCATGAACTTACCACGAACATTTGTTTCAGTGTATTGTGTGTCCATTTTCGGACCTGCTAACTTACGTAGCATCTTAGCTTTCTTACCGTTCATTATTGTACTCCACCCCAAGGGTATGATATTGTAGATTTCTCTAGCCAGCCGACATCTTTAGCTAACTTGAGTGTGTTCTTTATACGTACTTCAGATAGCTCTGTCTCACGTAACTGTTTCAATCGTCCATAGTTGAACATGTGTTCCCAAGGTGCTCCAGCAGTTACTCCGGTGTACTCGTCACGTACTAAACGGAACTGGTTAATATTGTAGTCAAACCAGCCTAGAATAGCTTCTGCGGAATTAAAATTCTCTACCCAGAAGATGATGTCAACATCAACAGTTGTCCTTAGACCTCCAAAGATTCGGTCTGAAGGGTACTCGCTACCTACAGCAAAGTCGCTCTTGTACAGACCAGTTTCTTGTAAATATGCCAATAGTTTAACGTACCGGTTTCTCCATAGGACTGTTTCTGGTTTACAGTTCCAACAGCATACATCCATGTCTCTAGGAGTACGACCGAAGTGTAAGTCTCGTGGGTAGCCACCAAGAACTTCAAAGTCAAAGCCTAGGTCACTCATATAGCATAGCAAATCTTTGACCTGCTGGTTCTCATGTTGTAACATTAGGGTGCTCCTCCTAGATTAATATGTATAATGATTTATGTTGTACCACACAGTCTCTCCAAGTTTCCAAGGTTGTAGGCGCGTACAGTCGCCTCGTTGTTCACTACTAAGTAGCTACACTGTGTGCTGAAGTCGGAGGGACTCGAACCCCCGATTCTGTCATCATCTGCCTGTGTCAGGTGAGTAGCGAACTCACTCGCTGACTAACATGTATCGTACAGGCCATTATTGTGACAGCATACGGCTACTAACCGCACAGCTTTTCCATCTGCTTACGACCACATAATTCTTACTCGTAACTGATTGTCATTGAACCAGTCTTGTCACCTAAGTAGCTATTCACCCACTTAAATGCACCGGACAGTACTTGCACTTCTTTACCATCAATAAGAAGGTAGTGACAGATGCCTTCATCAGGAAGACATTTTACTGTGAGTTCCAGGGTGTCATCTTCACTAAGGCGTATGAATATAGGACCGTCTTGTTCTTCTGGACTGTTTATTAAATCCTGTGTAACTGTCACACACAAGCATACATTAAACTCTTTGTTCTCATAGCCAGTGCTTGGTGTTCTCGATAGCAGTGTCATTTCTTTCACTGGCTTCTTTGTTATCAAGGAGTACTGTGCAAAGGTCTTACCATTGCGTGTTATGTTGTTAGTACTGATGTCCAGACCATCTTCACGTAGTGTGAATATAACAGCAGCTAATCGCATACAGCCAAAGTCAGTCATTGCAATGATGGGTGTAATCTTACTGCCACCGACTAAGTGTGCTTTAATGTTTTCTTTTTGTGTAGCCATAGGTTTCTCCAGTTATGCAAAGTATACTGACCAATCGTTCTCGATAGCCAGCTCAATTAGTTTTAAGGTTTCTGTTATGCCATAGTAACAGTTGGGAGTGCTGTGTAACATCAGACTAGCACGAGCCAGTTGAAGGTCTTCCAAGTCACCACAGTACTCAGAAGTGTCCAGACCAAGTATCTCGTTCAGGACGTATCGGAAGTTACTGTTTGACATATTGACAGTAGGGACAGTTGACTCAGTTTGGCACCAGCCTTTGTCTTGTGTGTAGAAGTGTCCTGACTCTTTATGTTCAGATTCTGACATGTCGTTGAAGTAGTCACCCAGGTTAGGATACATGTCATTAAGTCTCATGTTCTCATCAGGGTAACGCTTAAGTAGCTCACCCTCAGTAGGGCTTTTTAAGTAGAAGTTCATACTCATATTATTTCCCTCCAAAGGGTATCATTAATTGTACGTTAATTAAATCTATCTTAGCATCTATTACTTTACCTAACGGGTATGTGGTTGTTAATCTTACCCAACCATATCGGACAGCAAAGATAGGTATGATGATAGCTGACTGAGTTTTCTCGTACTCAGCCTGTTGAGGGTCTTGTTTGCTCTTGACAATAAATGTCAGACCACCACCGAACTGTACTGGAGTGTCAGTATAAACTATACCATAAGCATAGACTGACTGTTCCTCAACAGAGTCCTTAGTCATGACTACAAAGCCAACATCCATCTTGTTTTGCAGGTTGAGGTTGAGACCATAGCCACGATTATCAAAGTCTTCTGTGTACGGCTTGACATCTTCCTTGTAGACCACATGATGTGTCCAGACAGGTAGGACCAGTTCTACACCGGCTGACTGTACGGACGATGAGACAAGCAACAGCAAGGCTATTAAGTATCTCATGAGGGCTTCACCCATGCACCACAGGCATCTATCCATTTTATCCATGAGTCAGTGTCCCAGAATGCAGTACAGACTGGTGGACATTTGAACCGGTACTGACCGGCTCGGTACATAGTAACTTTCTGTTCGTATGTCATTAGTTAATCTCCAGCCTTACTTTGTCCATACTATGTGTACAGACATGATTATCAGCACGTATTATTACATAGGCATTCTCAGCCATATATACGTGAATTACGTTGCGGTATAGGTGGTCGTTCTGACCATGTTGTTTAACACGTACATCAAACTCAGGAGTGTCGGTAGGTTGCTGAGTAGAACTATACAATGTCTGACCTGGCCCTTTACGGGTTTGCGTTAGGAGCATATCCTACCCTCGCATGGACAAAGCCTTTGTTGTACTGAGTCATAGTTATTTGTTCAGCACGTTCATGAAATAAGTTAAGAGCTACTTCAGTGTGTGCATAGCTGGCAAGGTAGCCGTTACTTGTGCCGGTATAGGCATTGTATTGGTCTATCCAGCTTATTAAGTTAGCATTACTTATACTGCCTTGATGTATTGTTGCCATTGTGTGACTCATGCTACTACATCCTCTGTAATTAACTTCTTACAGGTAGTGATACACTTGTTACATATAAACTTACCTTGAGAGTTAGTAATAAGTTTCCTCACTTTACTTTCAGGGGTCTTGCAGAAAGAACACTTGTCTTCAACAGGTGCCTTCTTATGGAACTGTATAATCTTGGACATGGTTCTCTCCGGTTAATAATAAGAGGAGGCTGCATCGTCCACCGATACATTTAACCAAGGTCAACCCTTGGCACCTTAAACATAATGAAATTGAACGTAGAGTGAGGGGTCGAACCTCATATCCCACCTTGCCTTCTCAGCATGGACTCTACTTGATAACTGCCATCACCTGCCTCCACTTAAGTCATTGGGCAATAGCTATAAACGGTGAGCCTTACACAGTTATCTAACCAAGAAAGCCTCACCCTGTTAAGGGCAAGGCAAGGCTTAGCTTATTACTTAGAACCGACAGTTCATAGCGTAAGTACGCTCAAAGATACGGTCATTTCCTGTACCACTAATTAAGAAGGCAGTTACTTGACTGTCCCAATCAGTAGTGAAATACAAGGTACGTTCACCTGTATAGTAGTCTTCAACAGCAACAATACACATCTGGTTTAGTTGAGTGTATGTAGGTGAAGTATACATGTTGTCATCTGCACCAGCACCTTTAGCCCAACCTGTTAGGGCTGTAGACTCAGGCATCTCAAGTACATTACTTGTACGCTTTTCTTTGAACGAAGCTTGCTTGAATGTTGTGTCATCATGAAATGCAGACACTTGACAGTCATTAATAGCAATATGCTCAGACACTGCTGTTGTCGTTGATATACTACATGTTGCTTCAGTAATATCAATTACATTACGAGCTGAGGCATTGAACGACAGCATAGATAGTGCGAGCAGTACTACGGTTAATAATTTCTTCATAAAATCTCCGGTTAAGTAATAGTACCTACAGGTTGTAGGCTACCAAGAAAGCCTCACCGGTTAAGGTAAGGCTAAGGCTTAGCATGTAATAATTAGTAAGATGCCAAGCGGAACAGCTAATAGCATGAACCACTTGACAAATACACAGAACTTATCCAGCATTAGAATACTGGTGTTTCAGCTTCTTCAGCTGTATCTGTGTGAACATGTGCAACTGTACCACCTTCAGCAAGAGCAATAATCTCTTGGTTACGGGCATCAGCCATCCATGTTGTGAACTCTACGTGACTCTCAACAACTTCTGGATTGAACTCACCAGCAAGTGCTTTGTCACCGAACAGAGCTTTAGAACAGATTGTACCAACCGCAGATGCAACATCAACATTAGTAAAGTAACCATGTTGTTTGAACTCAGCATTCGCACCACGACCTTTACAGGTAGTTACGCGGAATGGTAAAGCGATGTCGAAACGGTTAGGGTACACGTTCATACGATTTTGTGCTTTCAGCTTAGTAGAGATTTCTTCTTCCTGCTTAGCTGTCATTTGAATTTTAGCTTTGTGCTCAGATGCAGACGCACGATTCATTGTAGATAAAGATTTAAGTAAAGACATAGGTATTCTCCATAGAATAGTTATATATAGTTAGAATTTGACAATAGTTGCCGTTCGTATACCATGTTGCAGACAAGCGTCTACAAAGGCATCCTGATTTACCACGAAATTGTGGTGTCGGTCATAGTAACATGCTTGTCCATACATGTCAGCATAGAATATCTCTTGTGCTAACAAGCTAAGACCTGCTTCATTTAGGCTACGTACTTG